CTCTCAACTTCTTGAAAATCTTCGTTGAGTTTTACATCTTCTCTGAACGCATCTAAAACACCAGCTTTTTTCTTTTCATCATAGGTTTTTTCGTAATAACCACTTTCATCTCTTTCTTTTGTTAATTTGTCAGCCTCCATAGATTGATCTATGCGCCCTTGTTCTTCTCTTAAACGACTTTCAGTATCTAGTAATTTTCTATATTCGTCATTATCTACTGTTGATAAATTTGTGAAGGCTTTATTTAAGTCAATATCTTCAACTTCAGGTGAAGGTGGAATAGGAGTCGAAGGGGCTCTTGCTTCTCCTTTCTCTAAAGCATTTACAGCTATATCTTTTACTAACTCATCTGCCGTTGGATCTGGTGGCTTTGGAGCTGGTGGAAGGTCTATCGCTTTTTGAAGTTCTGCATCACCTAAACTTGCAACAAATTCCTGTTGGATTCTTTCTTTGATAGGACCAATCTTTCCTCCTTGTTGTAGCTCAATCGCTCCATCATTTAATAATTGACTTAAACGTGTCTGTGTATATTTCTGCGCTTTAAATTGATCAACCGCTAACCCTGTATCAGAAACAATTTGAGTAGTTCCTTCTCCAACTTTTGTGCCACCTTCTGATAATTTTTTCTTATTATCTTGAACTTTTTTCCATAAAACTTTATCGCTCTTTAAATCTTTTTCAATACGATCTGCAAGCTTCGCTTTCTCGATCATTAAATTTAGAGTTTCTGTATTGCCAAATAAATCTTTCTGGTCTCCTTTTATTATTGGAGATAACTTTGCTTGTTCTATTACTTGAGCAAAAGTTCCATCAGACATGTCTCTGGACTGCAACATTCTGTACGCCTGTTGCATCCCCGCCTCATCCATCTCGCTACCACCTAAAGCCATTGCCTTAGATCTTGTTAGCTTGCCATCAACAAAATCTTGAAAAATATTGTCGGGTAATTTTGATAAGGCCAAACCCTCAACTGCTTTTCCTGAAGCTAAAGGGATTCCTAGATTTTCTAGTTGATCTGGACTTGTAATTCCTCTTGCTTTAAAAAACTTCGCTGCATCAATCCCAGTACCAGAGCCAGAAGCAATATTAGATAAAGCACCTTTAACCTTTGCTTCGTCTGCTGTTTTAGCAACTATATAATTAACTCTTAAACTTGGTATTCCTAATTGCTCGGCTAGTTCCCTTCGGTTATGACCATTAACAATATAAGTTTTACCATCAGCGGGATCTCGCCATACATCAACCACGTCCTCTAAATCAGGATTCCATTTTTTAACACCAGATAAAGAAGCACCTTTTTGGACACCAACAGCATCTACTCCTTGCTTGTACTGAAAACGAACTGCATCAGTAAATAATTCAGCAAGCGACGCTACTTGTTGACCTGCTAAACGATTAGGTAATACTGAAATTCCTTTTGTTTCCTCAAGTCTTTTAAAAGCCTCAATGAGATCTAAACGATTTAATTCATTAGGTCTTTTACCAAGTTGAGACAAGACCTCTAAAGCAAAATCATCGTCAGAATTCCCCAAAGCTCTAAGAGTTGGCTTATCTATTGATTCAAGAAGTTCATAATATTTAGACCCAGACAAAGAAGAAGTTGGAGCTGTACTTAAACCAAACTTTGCGTCTGGAGCCGCCGCAATTTCTTCTCTTCCAGTTACATCGGCAACAACTTCTACTGAATTTTCTCCAGCATCAATTCTTTGTTGAATTTCTGCCGCGCCTTCGACGGTTGCGTTGTCATCAATTGTCTCAACGAGAGCTGTTACTTCTGGTTGACTATGGTCTACTGGAATATATTTATCAGTTAAAGTTTTTTCTTGTTCAGCCGCAGTTGCAGGCCTTACGTCTCTCCCAGCTTTAAATTTACCATCAGCATCTTTGTCAATTACACCATCTTGTACTAACTGATCTACTGTTCTTGTGCGTTTTCTTACATAAGCCTTGCCTCTTTGAGCTTGAGTATATCCAGAAGTAGCTTTATCTACTGCTTGAGGTACAGAATCTTTAAGACCTCTAAGAATTTCTCTTACTAAACCATCAGCCTTAAGAGCAGTGCCTATCTCAGCAGCAGTACTAACAAACATTCCAAATGGCACATCAATACCAGCTTTTCTCACATAAGCCTGATTTTCGGTAATCCCTGGCTGCATCGCAGGATCCCATTTTTCACTAGCAACGCTAACGAGGCTCCCAGTGATTCTTGGATCAGTAGACATTGCAACTGTCGCCTCTTCGATAAAAGAAAATCCAAGAGTTTTCCTTGCTACTCCCCATTTCGTCTTAGCTGTTCTGGGATCAAACAATGAAGCAAGACCTCTTGTTGCTTTGAATCGCTGAAAAGCCTTTAAAGTTTTAAGCCATAATCCACTACTAGCTACTGCGGAAACAAATTCAGTTCTACTTGCATCCCCTTGTCTTTCCTCCTTAGTCATTTCACCTTGAAGCGGTGTTATGTCGTCTCCTGCTCCTCCATAAAAAGCATCATTTATTGATTGTTCTAAATTTTCCATAGGCTCAACAATCCCTGGAAACGCTGTTCCAATCGTGTTTCTGCCTATAAAATTAAGTGTTCCAGTTGCCGCAGTTGGAGCACCTAGATACACAGTATTAGCTATGTCTCTAGTAGCAGGCGTGAAATTTGCTACAGCTCTTGTTCCGAGATAGATAGGTCTAGTTATCAACTGACCCCAGTTCTTCTCTTTTATATTTTCATTTAAAATATTCCACTCACTAACAACATCATCTTTCGCTCTATCCACTTTCATCTTCGCGAAATCTCTAGTAGATAGTTCCTTAAGTTCTGACTTCGTGTGCTCTAAATAAGGCTTCCCATTTATTTCTAAACCAGTTAAGTGCGAAGGATGAAAATTACCATGAAAAGTTGTATGCCAAAGCTTAGTTAATGCGCCCGCCTTTTTCATTACCGACGGATCGGTTCTCCATTTCGGCAATGTCTCTCCTATAGTTTTCTCTTTTTCTTCCTTTGGTTGCTCTACTAATGGCTTAATTACATTTGGATCTTTTAGTCCTGACTCATCTTCTAAAAGTTCATTGCCGTCTATAGGGGCATCTCCATAAGGTGTTGTTGTCATCAGTTAAACCCCAAAAAGAACGTTTTCAATTAAGCGACTCGTTGATGCCAGAGCCGTCGGCCCTGGTGCAGCCGTAAGTATTCCGTCAGTCATTCCTTGCGCTTGATTTCCTGATATTTCTAGCTTTCTTAATTCATCTTCATCGGGATACCATTCTTGAACTTTTGGATTATCTTTGTAGTAATTTAAGTGAATTAATAAGAGTTGGTCTGGGCTAATACCTAGCCTTGAAGATGTATTTCTAAAATGATAATTATAATTACCAGACTTATCGTTTTGTCTATTATAAATACTCTTAATAGCTTCAATACTATAAATAGGTTGTGTCTCTAAAATCTTTAAATCTTCATCTTTAGGAGACATTTCGCGACCATATTTACCTTCTACGATTACACTTTGTTCTTTTGGATCAGGCTTTAAATCAAAACTTTTTGGTAAAATCTGTTTCATTATCTGTTCATTGCCAGTAATTTTATCAGTCACTTCTCTAACAATCTTAGATAATTCTTGATCTGGAATTGAACCACCTGGGCCTATATCTTGCAATCTTTTGTCAATCTCATTAAGTGCGCCACTTGTTATTTGAGTTGTTATATTTCTAATTCCTTCTGCTTCGCTTAAGTCATTGTTAACCATGAAATCAAGAACATCTTGGTCTCCACCTTCAGATAATATTCTCTTCATTAAGTCAGGATAAAATCTTTCAGTAATTACTTTAATTTCACTTTTAATTATTTTATTCATCTCTGCATTGTTATACGCTTTATTCTTATCTTCTATTTGAGATTTAAAGAGAGCTGTTTTCTGTTTTAATAGCTCAAGTTTATATTTAGTAGATGGAACTCTTTCGTAGAAGGACTTAAATTCTTTATTTGCTTGCTCTGGATTCCAAGCATTACCAGCAGTTAAAGACCATTTGTTATACCATTCATTCCATTCTGGATCATTATCAAGCTTAACAACTCGCTCCCTTTCATTTTGCGCTGATTCAGTTATATCTTTAATAAAATTAGCCTTCTGAGATCTATCAAAATTTGGTGCTAATTTATCATTTTTATATATCTCATCTGTAAGTTTATTAATGTCTTCCGTCTTCCCATCGACAATAGCGTTCCATAAATCATTGCCAAAATTTTCTTCAAAAATTGCGAATCCATTTTTCTGTTCTTCTGTTCTTGTTTTGTGAAAAGCCTCCTCAACTTCACTTACTTTGATTTCTAGTTCTGGCCCAAACAGCTCACCAATTAAATATCTTTTATCGTCAACCAAAACATCACCTTCCTGAACTGGTTTTAAACCATGAGCAGCAGGCATAACAGATAAAAGACTTAGTGCCCTTATTGCTCTTGGATCAGTTTTGCTTCTTAGATGAAGACTCTTTGCAGTTGAAAGGATAGATTTTTTGATCATTGGCAATCCATCCGCACCAAGACCAGCCTCTAATAATGCTTGGTTTAAAAAGCCATCAACCTTTTCTTTTAATACTGATAAATTTTCATAGTTTGGGCCGACCTGATTGTTTAACATTATTTGTTCAAGGCCGTAACCTGTTTGATATTCTTTTGCGTATTTTTTTAGTTTTAAATTTTCTTGAAAATGTTTCTCTTGAAAAATTGCAAATTCTTTATTAATTGCAGGAACGACTTTTGTTGTGAAGCCTGGAGTATTTTCGTCAACATTCAAAATGCCCATCAAGGCCGTTGTTACTCTTGCTTTTGTTTTAAGAACTTCTGGATGACCATGATCTAATCCAGCCAATTTTGAGCCCATAGTTGCCCAAGCATGATTAAACAAAGGCTTTACATATTGAGCTGTTATTACACTTGATTGAAATTGAACTCCAGCTCTTCGGTAATAGTTAAGTTCATCCATCTGGATGCCAGCTATTTTATCTTGATCCTCTACTGCCCTATTGATAGTTGCATATTCAACTCCCTTGGTGACTGATTCTCTACCTATGTTGTCAACAGCTCTTTGAAGTTGATTTTTACCTTTTTCATATTCACTACTGGCATACATTTGCATACCTGTATCAAAAGCAGGAATCAACTTTCCAACTGCTTCAGATAATTGCTGGAAGCTGTTATAACCCTGAACGTTTTGAACATTGCCACGCTGAATAATATTGATTCCTTTTGTTTGGCCAAACTGCCTTAGCGGAGCAGCAGGAGCAACACTGTCTGGACTGGGTCTAGTAAAAGCTTCTACAGGTTTTGCAGCAGGAGTGATTTTGCCTGGGTCAATTCGTTGTTGTTTAGCCATTAGTTACCCCCTTTAGACCGACGTAAGAGTTCAAGCCAGCGGAGAAACCTCCAGCGACAGAACTTAAGAACGCAGCAGAAGCACTTGGAGCACTTCCGACCATTGATGGAGGCACAGCTCCAACCAATGCTGGTATGGGTGGGAACGGTGGTAATGGATCCATAATCTCTTGTTCCTCGTAAAACTTTTGAGAATTAAAATCTCTTAAATATCCAGCAATCGCACCCGCCTGATCTCTGGTGTATTGACCATCTCTGAAATCTTGATTGATCTTAGAAATAGTTGCCTTATTGCCTACTTGTCTTTGCTGGTCACGTTGCAAGGCATCGACCATTCCAACTCCATTTGCTCCAAGTGCTCCAATAGAAGCTCTATTTCTTAATGCCTGAACTTTCGTGTGGAACATTGCCATAGCTTCAGACATTGATTCCTGCTCATGTCTTGCCTGTATTGCTGATGCTTTATTTATATAGTTAGCTCCTGCCGCTATTCTTGTTTCAGCTACAAGATCAGCCTGTGCAATTGACTTAGATAATTCAACAGCTCTTAAGTTATAAGCATGTGCTACTTGCTGACCATAATTTAAACGCTCTCCCCAATAGGCGTAATCCTGATTGATATTCGTTTGCTTGGCTTGCATCCCTGCAGCCCAACCTGAATATTCATCCATCGCCTCTTTGTAGGCGACATCATTTATATACTTTTGCTTTTGACCTTGATACTGCAAGCCGCCCTGGAGCAAGCCAAGACCACCTGAAATTAATCCTGCTCCCGCTGGAGTTAAAGAGCCTGCGGCGAATAATGCGGGCAATGGCATTACGCTTTCCTCCAGAAATGACAGAACAGTTTATCTTCAACCCCGTAAGGTTTTGGCTCTTCAATAGTGAAGTTCAAATGTTTTAACCAACGGATTGATTGTCTATTCTTTGAATAAACATAATTTTCCACCATACCGCCTGCTTTTTCAAGACAATACTCTACCCATTCTCGACCATAAAGTGATAGTTGCCACCTGTGATGTTTAGTCGCTGTAAGCTTGTCTGTACCTAGCAACCATATATAAGAACCAACAACCCCAGTTATACCAACAGGATCACCATCATCTCCTTCAATTCCTTGGATAACATTAGAACTTAAAAAACATTTTTTACATGCTTCTAGGCCAGAGATTCCATGACTTAAATTCACTTCAATTTCATCTTCTTTTCTTATATTATCTCCAACCCCGTAAATAACATTAGCGTCTGCTTTAATCCATCTCATCTTAATGCGCTTGCCTTTCCAGTTATCAATGCAACCCATTCACAAGTAGAGAATTTACAAGGATGGGGAGAGTCATTTTGTATCTCAACCATGCACCTTTCTCCTCTACTCATAATCGGAATATTAAATACTCCTTCAAAAATTCTTTCATCATCTATCGTCCATCCATTAGGTAATGCACTTCCTAAAGTTGAATCTCTAGACCCAAGGATTGTGCCATCAAATTTATAAATACCTGTATCTCTTCCTTCAGGAAGAACGTGTACTTCAAAATAATGAGACTCGTGATACCGAAGCTTGGCGTGACGAACTTGAGTTCTCTCAACGTTCGCCGCTGCCTTGCCTCCTCCTATTTCTTTATAAAGTTTAAAACGTGTGAAACGATACCTAAAGTTATAAATTTCTCCAAAATAAACGGGAACAGAAGACCAATTACCATTAGCAATAATCTGATTTCCACTCGTTGCTTTACCGAGATATACACCTCCATTGTGTGACGTACCGTAACCACTCCATGCCTGTGTCTCCGAGACAATTGCGTATGGCAACGTCCATGTCGTTTTCTTTGTATTTGCGTCATAAGTACCCGCTGAAACTCTCATCCCTGTCGGGGTTTCAGTGGTAGTTGAGACACGCCTGTCCAAAAGCAAAGGATATGGAGAACCTGCTAAAGGCTCTTGAGATCTATCCATGACAGAGATAGTTTCCAAGTAAACCTTCGCTCCATATCTCATCAAGCAATAAAGGGTTTCCCTTATAGCGAGCACCTGAAGAACTTCATCAACTCCTGCAAAGTCCCAATAGCTCCAACTTGATTGTGCCCTTTCAGTACCTTGGCCTGAATTTCTAAAAAAGTATTTATAAACATAAATTCTACTTTGATGGCCTGTTTTTCCACTTATTCCAAACATCACATTCGACGTATCGTTCACTGTCATCTTGAACATGTCACTTGGAACGTATGCCGATACATAACCAGTTAAATCCTGCGCGTCAGCAGTTAAAGCCGTTCCAGCTCCACGAACACTAAATTCTCTGAACTGAGTGAAATCCCCGTTTGATTGTGCAAAGATAATACCCCCACCTGCTAGTTGTGGTCTTACATCTGTATCTACTTCAAACTGAGTTAGAACTGTAATCTGCGCTGTAGCTGGAGTTAAAATAGTTTCAGCAGCGTTAAACCTAAATTGATATTGTGAGCTAAATAATATTAATTCATCCTGATATGGAACAGCATATTTAAGAACAGATACTCTGTTATTACTAGCTACAACATCTATCGGATCAGTATCTAATATCGTCGTTACAGTCTCAGGGAAAAATTCAAAGAAAGATCGAACTCTACTCAGGATTACGTTCTCATCAGATAAAAAACCAAGCCTGTTTTTATAAATGAAAATGTCATTAATAGGAAACCCAATGAAACTTGGATCTGGAGAAGTTAGATAATCGCCTGCTATCCGATCTCCCCATTTAGGCATCTCAGCTCCAGATTGAGTGCTCTTATCAGCAGGCCCAAAATAAAACTGACCATTTGCCAACCTCACCAAAATGTGAGGCATTGTGTCCTCATCGACCTCGTATTCAACACCAGGGCTAACAGTTTCCGTCCATGCCCCTTCTCCAAACGTTCCACTCTTGGGTTTGAACTCGACGTAGTAACCGTCATAGTTATTCCCTGGATCGCCAATAATTGATATTTGATAACCAGCCGGAGCGATAGTTGGCAATTCTGTAAATGCCTGTACCTCATTCAGGAAAACAGTTATATCTTGGTTCGCTCTGGCATCTGTAGCTTCAAGAGTGATTGCGTTTGCAGACGTTAAATGGAGCACCGAACCACTTTGAGTAATGGTTACGCCACTTGGACTAATGTTATTTTTTAAATTCTCTGCAATTTCTTTTGAACTAATTCTATTTTCAGTAACACTTCCACCAGATGAAACAACAGCAGCCACAGCCGTTGTAACTGTTGCGCTACTTCCATTAACAGTCAATTTATATTCGTTCCCGTATGAAGCCCCCTTGATCCATACCAAGGCTTCGTGTGAGCTAGGCCGCGCAGTTGCGGGAGCCGTAGCGGCTTTCATTGCAGGAATCTTTTTTACATTCGTGATGAATGTGTAGTCAGCAATCGTTACACAACGAATATCAGAGCGAGCGTTGGTAACAGTACTTAAATATCCAACCCCACTCGGCTTGTTAACAGTCTTTGGATTCCCCTCAAGATCAAAAACTTTAACGTCGTTATTGCTTACAACTGCAAGATATTCTTCAGTATTATCCCTAAGAATACTATGGATGAAACTGTCTCCAAGGCTGGTGCTGCTGACTTCAGCCAAGACTTGAGAGGAGTCTCTTTTTCGTAATCCCTCGACAATTGACGACATTCCATTGATTTGTATCTCTCCTTGTGATGGATCTCTTTGAGCGTCAGGTTGTTGTGAAATTCCCTGAGAAAGATTAGGAATCGAATAGGAACGTAATGCCATTAGAGTCGAATACCAAGACTTGTTCTACGAGTAGCTAACCCCTTAGCTGGTGCGTAAGTCGGGAAAGGCAAGTAGTTTCTATCTCCTGTTAGCAAGTTTGGTTGTTGTTGCTGAAGCTCCATTCTTTCAAGAACAACTTGAGCAGCTCTTTCATCTTCTGCTGTATATCTGAATGAATCAGTTGAACCTAAAACTCTTGCCGAGAAAACTCTCGCAGATCTAATTGTTATCCATCTGTTAAACGCCTCTGGTGAATCATCCCAAGAGAAACCCCAAACTACATTTGCAATAATCTCATTGATATGTGACTCCAGAACTGTGGTTCTTGTTTGAGTGTCGTATAACTTTTGACCTCTTAAAACGTAACGATTGGCGTATATATATTCATCTAACTGCCACCTCAAAACATTAGCTGGAATCGTTACCTCTCCAGTTGAAGAGCTTTTTGTGAATGGATAATCATTCTCTGTGTTCCAGCTCCATCCTTTGATTTGGCCTTCCTTGTGCATTTCGAGAAGTGTTCTCTCAGCAATACGAGCGTCCGTAATTTGCTCGTCTTCCAAGGTGTTCACTGGTTGTTCACCAATGTTTTCTAAAAGGATATTTACCGCATCTAAAAGAGTCGATCTCCCTGGTACGGCTGATTGGTTTTGTAAACCCATAAAACTATTACAAGGGCGTTGCGTTCATTGTATTAGGTAGCAAAAAAAAGAGCCAGCTTTCGCTGACCCTGCTTTGCAATCTTTCCAAGTTTATTCTACTTAAGGGATTACAACCTTACAAGCTGACTCAGCTCTAAGAACTCCCATTCCCAGTGCTTGCCTCGCTACGAGTAAATCCGCTTGGTGAACAACCCGCCATTCTTCGCCAGTCATTTGCAGACTCGGTGAGAGGAGAGACACCACACCGACGGCCTCTTTATTGAAAATGAGCATTTTGCACTTGCTCAAGTTCTGAGCGTAATCTCCATTGTGATCACCAGCTACAAGCGTGTAAGCACTCTGAGTTACGTGGTTTGAACTGAATATCGGAATACCCGCAACTTTTAATGTGCGGCCATCTGCGATGGTTCCAGCTCCACCAAAGTCTGCGTTGATAGCACGACTTGATTGTGTAAGGAGGTAATAATCCTCTGGAGTACATACCGCGTACATGTCGTCGA